CATACGGTAGTCAAGGACTTTTAGAGTTTCGTGAACTAAAGAAGAACATAGCAAGAGAAAGAGAAGAAACGGTTTATAGACAACAAGAACTAAAGGAAGCACTTGTTAGTTCTTTTGCTATAGTGACAATGACAGGGCTTTTAGCTGGGTTGTTAATGTTTATTATAACAGGTGGTAAATAATGAGTAAAACAGAAGAATTGCTGGCTAGGCTCGAAGGACACGAGAAGGAATGCCTTGTTCGTTATGAAATGATTCAGCGCCAACTTGATTTAGCGGGTAAAGACATTACTGTTAATCGTCAAGCTGTTTTTGCTTTGTATCCTTTTATTTTAGGTGCGTTAGTCTTTGCTGAGTATATAAGATGATAGAGGCTCTTATAGGGCCAGTTACAGGGCTTTTAGACAAGTTTGTAGAAGACAAAGATCAAAAAGCAAAGTTAGCCCACGAAGTCGCTACAATGGCTCAGAGACACGCTCAAGAGCTTGCTACAGCACAGATAGAAGTCAACAAGGTAGAGGCAGCACATAAGTCTTTATTTGTTTCTGGTTGGAGACCTGCTGTTGGTTGGTGTTGTGTGTTGGGTATGACAGGTAACTTCATGGTTATACCATTTACTAATTTTATTCTGGCATTGTTAGCTATTGAAGTAACTATACCACTTATTGATTTAGAAACTATGATGCCAGTTCTCATGGGCATGTTAGGATTAGGCGCTATGCGTTCTTATGAAAAAACAAAGGGCGTATCAAGGGAGAAGTAAGAAATGTCGAACAAAAGACAAAACAGAAATACTAAAAAGTTTAAGAAGGCTGCTTCTTCTCAACGTGCGCGTATTCCTTTCCGTGGAGGTGGACCTTCGGGTCGAAGGCGTCCTACAGCAGAAGAAAGGAAAGGGAAAACTACTAAAGAGACTACTGATAATAAAATTACTGGGGGTGTAAAAACTACCGGTTCTACTAAAAGTACGTCTACTAGAGCAACAGCTGGTATTAAACCTACTAGAGAAACAGGAACAGCTTCAACTACAAAGCAAGAAGCTCCTGATAATTCTCCAGCACAACAAGCTGCCGGACAACAAGCTGAAGCAGCTAAAGCAGCTGAAGCAGCAAGGCAAGCTGCTGCAACAAAAGCAGCACAAGAAGCTGAAGCAGCAAAAGCAGCAAAAGCAGCACAAGAAGCTGAAGCAACAAAAGCAGCCGAAGCAGCAAGGCAAGCTGAAGCAGCAAAAGCAGCAAAAGCAGCTGAAGCCGTAAGGCAAGCTGAAGCAGCTAAAGAAGCTGAAGCAACAAGACAAGCCGAAGCAACAAAAAAAGCACAAGAAACTACGGCTACAACTCAAGAAAGAACAAAAAAATTGCAAGAAGAAACAAAAAAAATGCAAGAAGAAACGGCTGCTCGTCAAGAGGCTGCAGCAAATAGCGGTTTTAAAGAAGAAGCTCAGGCTGCTCAAGCCGAAACAAAAAAAATGCAAGAAGAAACAACTGCTCGTCAAGAGGCTGCAGAAGCTAGTGGTTTTGAACAAGAAGCTCAGGCTGCTCAAGCCGAAACAAAAAAAATGCAAGGTAACATAGAAGCAATACAAGCTGAAACACAAAGAAGGCAAGCTGAAACAAGAAATTTTCAAGAAGAAAATTTTAGCACATCAGAAGGAACAGCAACAGCAATTACTGAAACACCAGATAATCAATCTTCAATGCCTGTGCGAGAAAATTTTGAGTCAGATGAAGAATATAATATTGCTTTAGCTCAGTATTATACACGTAATACTACGACTTCTGATAGAAACACCTCTACTTCTGCTTTTACTCCTACATCTACAGAAGCTCCTATAAACCTACAAACAACTCGGCCAGACCTTCCTGTACTAGAAAAAGTAGTGGCAGAAAAAGTAGAGGAGGGAGACCCTTCTGTTGTAGAGCAAATGGATGATACTGGAGATGCAGAAGTTACAGAAGCTGAAGCAACTGAAGCAGTATCTGTTGGTGAGGCAGAAACAACCACAGCCGGTGCGCCTCTTGAAACTGAAGCATCAACAATGCAAGCAGCAATTGCAGAAGGCGTAGCACCCGGAGAAGCAGTAACGGGCGAAGTTAGTGACGAAGCTCTTGCAAAAGTCGAAGAAGGTACAATAACTCAACCGGCTGTTGCTGCTACAAGAGATTCAGCGGCTGAAGAAGCAGCAAAGGCTGTTGCGGCACAACGACCAGAAGAACAAAAGTATGTTGAAGCCATTACATCTGATGAGCGATATAAAGTTATTGAGGCTGAAGATCCTGAAGTAGCTACTCGTGTTGCACAAACTATTTCAAAACGTGCAGAAAAAGATTTAATGGATATTGTCACGGGTGAAGGTGTTAATCTTGATGATATCCCAGAATTTAAACTTGCTGAAAGACGAACAGCGCAAGTTGCTGAAGCTCAACAAGGTATTGCACAAGAACTAGGTAATGCACCTTCTGTAGATCTTAAAGGTCGTCAAGCTATTCTTGGAGAAGCTCCTAAAGGTGATGCTGCTCAGATTGGCGGTATTCCTACTATGGAAGCGGCCTCTCGTCAGGCCATAACGGGCGAGGCTCGTAAAACAGCTGCAGCAGACATGAATGCTGTTGTTGGTAATCTTCCTCCTGAAATTACAGCGGCAGTACTTGAAGATCCTCAAACTGTTGAAGCTCAGTTAGACACTGCGCCTGTAAGAGTAAAGGCAGCTATTGCAGCTCTTCCACAAGAGGCTCTCGTTTCTACTCAAATGGAAGGTCTTCTTGCAGGAATGGAAGAAGGCAAAACCCCGCTGTGGGCAAAGCCTGCTGTTGATGCACTTAATGCTCAAATGGCTTCTAGAGGCCTTAGCACGTCTACTGTAGGACGAGACGCACTTTTTAATGCTATCATACAGAGTGCGCTTCCAATTGCTCAGAGCAACGCTCAAGCGCTTCAGCAACGTGCCGCACAAAATCTTAGCAATGAACAACAAGCAAATCTTCAACAAGCGTCTCAAGTCATGCAACAGCGCATGGCAAACCTTTCTAATCGTCAAACCGCTGCATCTCAAACAGCACAAATGGCGCAAGAAATAACTGTTCGCCAAGGTGAGTTTGAGCAACAAGCTATACTAACAAGCGAGCAACAAGAACAACAAGTTCGTATGCAGAACATTCAGAATGCTCAACAACAAGCATCACAAGAGTCTGCACAACGCCAACAAGCAGCAATAGCTAATTTAGATGCTGGCACTAAAATGGATCTTGCAAATTTAGAAGCTTTAAATTTAGCAAGTTCACAAAACTTAAACGCAGAACAACAGGCTCGATTAACAAACTATAATGCTACAGTTGCTAGAACTATGCGTCAAGCAGAACTTGACCAAGACATGGAAAAAGCTAACTTATCAGCAGAGCTTCAAATAGAATTAAAAAATCTAACCGAAGAAAACGCTGCTTCTCGTGATACGATGACCGCAGAAAATCAAGAGCGATTAGCAAACTTAAATGTTTTAGTAGACTTTAAAAAGACTAATGCTGCACTTGCACAGCAGATGGATCTTGCAAACATGAATGCTGCACAGCAAACAGAACTTGCAAACCTGGCTGAAAGAGCAGCAACAGACTCAGCAAACTTTTCTGAGGCTAATCGTTTTAGGCTACAAGAGCTATCTACTGCGGCCAATGTTCTTTCACAAAATGCACAGCTTCGTCAGAATGCAGAAATGGCAAAGCTTTCAGCATCTGAAAAGGTTACACTTGCAAATTTATCAGCTAAGAATCAAGCAGATTCAGAATCCATGACAGCTGAAAATGTTGCGGCGTTACAGGTTTATGAAAAGAAAATGCAAGCGGGGCAAGTTAACGCACAACTAGCACAGCAAATGGGACTTGCAAACCTTAACAACCAACAAGAATCTGCAATGTTTAATGCACAAATTGATGCTAATCTTGATATGGCTCAGTTCAATGCTGACCAACAAGCGGCTATGGCTAATAGTCAGTTCATGCAATCAATGACCATGAAAAACTATGATGCTAAACAACAAAGTATTATGCAAAATGCATCAGCTATGGCTTCTATGGACATGGCAAATCTTGATGCTCGTACAAAAATTGCAGCACAAAACGCACAAGCATTTTTACAAATGGACATGACTAACCTAAATAACGAACAGCAAATGGCCGTTATGAATCAACAACAGGCACAGCAAACCATGTTGTCAAATCAAGCGGCTGAAAATGCATCACGCCAGTTTAATGCAGCTAACGAGCAACAAGCTGACCAGTTTATGGCTAGTTTAGCAGCTCAAGTAGATCAGTTCAATGCATCTCAAAGCAATAGCATGGAACAGTTTAATGTATCTGAAGGTAATCGCATTGCAGCTCAAAATGCTCAGAACCAAACACAAGTATCTCTTGCTAACGCTCAAATGTCAACAGATATTAGTAAATTAAATGCTCAGATGGATCAACAACGTGAACAGTTTAATACTGCAAACAAACAAGCAATTGAGCAAGCAGACATTGCATGGCGACGACAGGCTAACACAATTAACACTGCTGCGACTAATGCGGCTAATCAACAAAATGTTATGAACGCATTTAATCTAGACATGTCAGAGCTTCAGTTTCTTTGGCAAGAAGTCCGAGACAATGCAGCATATACTCGACAGGCTTATGAAAATCAACAGACTAGAGAAACTCAACTGTTAGCTACAGCTATTGGTAATGAAGCGGCAGCTAGTGGTGAAAAGAACTCGACAACTACAAGTTCAATTTTAAGCCTTATAAATAGATATATAGGGTAAAGGAGAAATAAATGGGATTTTTATCTAAAATTGGTAAAGGTTTAAAAAGTGCCTTTAAAAAAGTTGGCAAAGCTATTAAAAGTGGGTTAAACTCCATAGGTAAGTTTATGGATAAGATCGGCATTGTAGGACAAATTGGGTTGTCTCTTTTGTTGCCGGGAATAGGAGGAATGTTGGCTAGCTCATTTCAAGGATTAGTAGGGGCGATGGGAGCTTACTCAGGAGTAGGTTCTACTATTGTCAAAGCGGCTGGTGGGTTTTTAAACTCTGTAGGAACAGTAGCAGGAAATATGGGCAAAGCATTTAGTTCTGTCACAGGAGCTATTAAAAATGTTGTGGGTGAAACCCTTAAGTTTGGTGCAAACAAACTAGGTCTTGGTAAAGTTGCCTCTAGCTTAGGAAGTACTTTTGGATCTCAAGGACTTACAGATCTTGGAACTAGTATTTCTAAAGGTTCTTTTGATAACATTACAGGTGCAGTTAAAGGACTAGGTGCAAGCTTTAAAGACATAGGCACAAGCTTTAGTGATGTTTTTAATCCTGATGTTGATCCTATGAAAGGACTAACGGACATACAAGATACAGGAGCAGTTCCAACAACTGCAGCACCATCTGCTGATGCTTTGCGTGAACAGGCCTCTACTCAAATACAACAGCTTAAAGATAGTGGAATGTCTTTAGATGCTATTAGACAAGAAATACCTTCTGAGTATCTTGATTTAGTAGATCCTATTCCTCAAGACAGTTTATTAAATCCTGTGCAGCAAGGCGTTACGGTCGGTGGAGATACGCTGCCAGATACTTTAGACACAATGGCATCTGATTTTGAATTACAGCGACAGAAAGCATTGACTACAAAACTACCAGCAGTAGGCGATAAAAACTTTGTTTTAGAGACAACTCAAAAAGTCCAATCAGACTTAGCAGACAAGCTTCGTAAAAAAGCACTTGATGTTAGGGAAGGGTTTACAGCATTCAGAGAAGATCCTTTAGGAGTTTCCGCCGGTTTTGCAGTAGATAAAACTATGGAAGGAGCTGAGGCTGGCTTTAAACGACGTGGGATGGAGTTTGTTGCAGGCGACATGACACCAGATCCAGTTTTTAATACATACTCTATAGCTGCAGCAGCTCCAGTAGACTATGTAGAGGTGGCTCCAGCACAGCAAATGAGTCAAGAGTATTTTGCTCAAAACCAAAACTTATTTAATACGCATCCTTATGGCGCAACATCCTTTGCTGTGGACAATAACTATTATCAAGATTTAAATACAACTATGCAGAGAATGGGGTAAATAAGCATGGACATGAATTATGCTACTGTAGCTTTAACAGGCGGGAGACCAATTCCGGGTCAAAGTCTTACGTCTGATCCTTCAAGCCCAGCGCCTTATGAAAAGCCACCTAAGTTTACTTCTGTGCATGAGGCTTCTCGAAGTATTTTTGAATATTTCATAGAGCCAGAAACATATACAAATACAATGGAACTATTAGCAGATGATGTTCCTTTAATGGATATTGTACAAACATTTGTATTTACAGGTTTTAAAGAAGGGCAGTGGAATCCTGATCTTATGTTAATGCTTGTTGAGCCTATTGCATATATTATACTTGCTTTAGCAGAGCGAGCAGGAATTGATCCTGTTATTTATGCAGGCGAGGATGAAGACGAGGCAGCAGACTTGGCAATGTTAGGCACAACCTTTCAAAAAGAAAGACTTAAAAATATGGAAGAGTTTTCTAAAGAGCAGATAGCTTTGCCTGAAGGTGTATTGCCTAGAGAAATTACAGAGCAAATTAAAACTATTCAACCTCCAGAAAGTTTATTAGCTAGACAGCCAGAAAAAGATACAGAGGCAGGTGAAGAAAGCCTGTTAGCAGAGCCTGTTGTAGAGGAGCAAGTATAATGGCTATTCAAGAATTTGGACAATCTTTACTTTCTGATATTCGTGAAAGAAATGAAAGAGAAAGACGCCGAGATAGGAAACGAGAAGAAAAAGAGCTTCTTTTAGGAATAGGCATGAAGGTTGCGGATTCAGCCCTGACTAGCTATGCTAATAGAAAAACAAATAAGTTTCTTCAAAGTGAAACATTTTTAGCTAATAATTTACAGTATAAGACGCAGTTAAAAAGAGCTAATAAAGATATTACAGATTTTGATGGGAATGCACAAGACGGTAATTTTTTATTGAATAAATACCTTCCACAAACCTTAGCAACATATCAAGCGGCTGCTCCTGCTAATGCAAGCGCAAGAGATATTAAAAGTCAAGCTATGTATGAAGCGCAGAGAAGAGCTGAAGAAAGATTAGCAGAATTAAATGAAGACAGGATGAAGGCGGCTAGAAGTCTTGCGGCTTCTTCAGGAGGAAGTGAAACAGCTTACAGGGATGCTGTAGTAGCTTCAAGGCCTAGCGGAGGAATAAAGGGTGTAGTTAGAGGATTTGGTAATTTAATAACGGGCGGGACTGCTCATGATGCTGCACTCACAACTGATTTGTATGGAAAATCTGAAGCTTATAAATCTTTGTATAAACAAAATCCTACAATGGCTCTTAATGCTGTTGAACAAATAGAAAATCTTAGGAAAGAAGGGGTTGCTTTTAAACAGGCTAACTTTGTATTTGAAAAACCTGAATCTTTAGAGGTGTATGATCCTATTACTGGCGGCACCATAACAACATCAATACAATCTGCAACGCAGAACGGTGTTTATGTAGGATATCAAGATTTAAGCACTCAAGAGTTTGTACACACATATTCTACTGAGCAAAAAAAGCGAGTAAAAAATGTTAGGAGAATTGTTACTCCTGAAAGAGCAGAGCAAATAAGAGCAACTGCATTTAGTGTTATTAATGATGAGCAAAGGGATCAACTAGAAGAAGTATTTACAACTGCTTATGGAACTACACAAGACGATTCAGCATCAGCAAAAGCTATTAAACAACATTTTTATGGTAATTTAGGATTAAACGCTGGTCTTTTAGAACAAGATTTTAATATGCAAAGACCAATTGCTTATGCGGTTGCTGCTGAAATGGAAATATTAAGACAGCAAATGCTTGGCGGTGGTAAGATAGGACCGATGGGTGGCATACAAAGAAACAGGGTAATTGGACTTGAGTTGGAAACAAATGCTGAATCTGTTAGTCCTATATTAGCTTTAGCAGCACTCGACTCTCTAGAAGAAAAAAATACTTTAAGAAGAAGTGAAGATACTTATAATAATGTTAGAAGAACTTTAGAAGATAACTTTAAAGGTGGGAACGAAAGTGTATCGAAATTTATAGAAACTTTTGCAGGCTTAGATGTAAGCACTCAATCAGACTTATTTGATTGGATGAGACCTTATCGTTCTTTAAATCAAGAAAGGGCAAACGGTCTTTCTATTATAGAAACACTACAAAGAAATCATGCTCATTTAACTAATACGAAATATGTAAATCGTCGAAATCGTTAGACACTAAAGGAAATTTTAATGGCTACTAAAACATATAATCTTTTTGGGGAAGAGGCTGGGATATCTCCTTCTCTTATACCTAAAGAAAAAGACTCTGCAAGCATTAGTCCTTTCAGGGTTGAAGTGCCTAACTATGTTAATCCTTTTGACTATGATCGCATTGATCCTAAAGAAAAGGAATCAATAACTGAATTTGATACTGACCCCGAACTCCTTGAAAAATTTAACGGTGTTATGGAATATTTAGGAAACAATAGTGCTTTTACTAATGGTCTTTTAGATCCTATTAGCACGCCTTCTGAAACCATGCGTGACGATAATGTTAACATTGTAAAACTTTTTGATAAAGCCATAGCCTTTAAAGATGCGCCAGAAAATATAAAAGAAGATTACGCTTATATTAAAAATCGTTGGGATGATGCAGAAAAAAAAGGTTTTGGAGAATGGATGGATATGTTCCAAGACTATACTGTAGACTTTGCTACTGATCCCGTAGTTCTTGGAAGTTTGATAGGAGGCTTTTTTACAGGAGGAGGAACAGCGGCTGCTGGAATTGCTTCTCAGGCTTCTGCTAGAGCGGCACTTGCAAACACTCTTCGTAGGGCAGCAAACGGTGCTGTAACGGCAACAGGGGGTGCTGGCTACACAGGAACAGCTGTTCGAGGAGCAACCGGACTTGGCATATATGATATTGCAGGACAAAGTTTAGATTTAGCAATTAAACGTCAAGAGGAATATAGCCCTGCACAAACCGCTTTAATGTCTGCTATTGGAGGTGGAGCCGCTGTGGGAATACGAGCAGTTGCTCCGTCTGTAAAATCGTTTCTTTTTGGAAAATCTAAGGTGAACCAACAAACAAGCGAAGGAGCTTTTGAAGAAGCTATAGATACTCGTACAAGAGCTGATAGAGCTAGAGAAGCTTTTGAAGCCGCAGCAGAACAAGCTGAAAAAGGCGAAATGGGGTACTATACTCCTACAGGTCAAACTAAAGATTCTTTTCCAGCATTAATAGGATTGCCCGGACGAGCAGCACAAATGGCCGATGATGTTGAAACAAAAGTTCTTGAAGGACGTATTATTGATTTAGAATCAGAAGACTATGCAATTCTTGATGATCTTGTAGAAGATCTTGGTGGTGGTAAAGCTACTAAAGAATATATTATGGATGCCGTAACTGTTGCTCAGAATCAAACAGAACCTAAAAAAGTAAAAAGTGTTTTGTTTAATAAGCTACATAGACAATTTTCACGCGCAACGTCGACTATGTTTTTTGGAAAGGCCGCAGGTATTTTATCGCCTTATCGTGGATACTCTGCAGCTGCAAAACAACTTCAAGGGAAGTTTGCGCGAGAGTTTAATAAAGTATGGTCTGGAAAACAATATAAGATTGAAGGCGATTTTTTTGAAACGCAGCAAAGATATTTTGGAGATTTTTATACTCAATATATTGATATTGTTAAACCGCTGTCTTACAACAAGGTTAAAGGTAAATTAAAAGATAATGTTAATGCTTCTTTAAGTATGGCTATGCGTGGTGTAGATTCTGATGTTGCAGGATTGGAACCTGTATATGAAGCCGCTAGAAAAATGAAAGAGCTATATTCTGATATTGGTGATCGACTTGTTGCGGCTGGAGTTATTGATGAAAAAGTAGATAACTATATTCCTCGTATGTGGAATAGAACAGCCATTGAAAAAAATGAAGATCGTTTTGCACAGCTTCTTGTAGATCAAGGAGAAGCGGCTAATTTAGGAGAAGGCCGTCGAATTACTCAAGAATTATTAGAGAAACAAAATCAACTTGACTCTGGAACTGATGGACATTTCTTTTCAGCAAACCGTAAATTTAATAACATTCAAGATGATTTTATTTTTGAAGAATTTTTAAATACTGATGTTGTTGGCACACTCCATAACTATGCTTTTCATGCTGCAAAAGCTTTATCTAAAAAGGAAGTGTTTGGAGTTAATAATGAAAGGGAGTTTATTTCAAAGTGGATTAGTCCTATTACAGACGATCATTTTAAAGCTACTGGGCAGTCTTTATCTAAAGCAGATAAGCAAGCTATTGTTCAACTTTATAGAACGGCTACAGGTGAAAACATGGAAGGGCTTGACGGCTACTTACGAACGGGCGTAGAAACTTACGGCCTTGTAAACCGTCTTGCGTATCTTTCTCAAGCAACTCTTGCAAGTTTATCAGAAGTGCTAGTTAATGTTTCTGATGCTGGTTTTGTTAATTCTGTAAAAGGCTTTAACGATGCTTTAGAAACGTCTTTTAGTTTAATAACTAAAAATACTGAAAAGAAACTAAAGAACGAGTTTGGTCTTACTGCTGAAGAAATTAAACGTGAAATGTATGAGTTTGGTTTATCTATAGACCAAGGAATTTCTCAAGTAGGTAATCGGCTTGGAGGAGATGACTATTATTCTGAGCCTTTACAAAAAATTAGTAATGGTTTTTTTAAGATAACTCTTCTAGACGATTGGACTAAGTTTGCACAGACCGTTAGTTATTCTGCGGGAAAAAGACACATCATTAAAAATTTAGAGGAAGTAGCTGAATACTTAGGTTCAGGGTCTAAGATATCTTCTCGTATTCAAAATAAAATGGATGAGCTGAGTGAGTTAGGAATTGATATTGACCAAGGAGTAGGGTGGTTTAATGGCGGCGCAAAACTAGACGATGCTTTTTATAAAGAAATAAAGCAGGGTTCTGCACGATATGCTAATGATGTTGTACTTCAACCAAACGCAATGTCAAGCCTGCGCCCTATGATGTATTCAAATCCAAAGACTCAAATAATGTTTCAGTTGTTATCTTATCCTGCGGCATTTACAAATGTTATTCTTAAAGGAGCAGCAAAAAGAATAAGTCGAAATCCTACTGAAAACACTGCTAAAGTATTGTCGGCAGGTATTCTGATGACAGAAATGCAACGTTGGGTACAATACGCAAGGACAGGCGGAATAAGCGAACAAGATTTATCTCCTTCTGAAGCTAGGATAGAAGGTCTTAAGCGTGTAGGCGCACCCGGACTTATGTTTCAACAACTAGAAAGGGCTAAGGAAACTTCAGAATATACCGGAACAATAACTCCGTTTGTAACTGCACCTTTTGGACCACTGGGTGCTGATGTAACAAGTGCTGTTTTCCAAGGACGACCTTATCAAACGCTTGGATCTAAAATGCCTTTTTATTCTATGTTTGGTTCTGCTGCAAATATCACGGGCAATGAAGATGAATATGAAGAATACAAAGAATACTTTAAAGAAAAAGATCGAGAACTACGGCGCAACCTTCAAACTAAAAAGCCTATCAAAACTAGAGATGTGTTTGCAAAAGGAGGTATAGTAGAAGTACCTAATGCTCCAGAAGAGCCTGATGAGCGTATAGATAAAATGACAGGTCAGCCTTACAACGAACAAGCTGGCCTTGCTTTTATTGACGAAGAAGATCCTAAGCCTGTATCACTGTTGTCTAAGGTATAAATATGATAGGACCATTTGTAAAATCTATTGCAAAAGCAACAAATAATTCTTTGCGAGATGATTATGTAGAAGCGACTGCTGAAAAACTTAATACAGTTGTTCGTGATTTTGAAGGATCACAAAATCCTTCAGATGAAATGCTTTATGATTTTGAAGATTATGTTGACGTGCTTACTCAATACACTGTTAAAAAAGATAATGCAGATTTAGAAGACGTGTTAGAGTTTGAAAGACTTAAAAGACTTGTAGATCCTAATCAAAACTATCGTAATCAAATTTCATCTTCTTTATCAGACGTTAGGTCTTTAGTTAAAATTACAGACAAGTTTACAAAAGAAAGTAAGGCTCTTCCTGAAGAAGTAGCTCCTTTAGCTAAAGTGGCTGGAGATGCTTTGTTAGATGAAAGGAGTAAAGCACTTTCTCCGTTTGTAACAAAGGAAGCTAAACAAAAAATTGGCTCTAATGTCTTAAACGAACTATTAGAAGTAGATACATACAAACCTATTATTGAAGCTATTGCTAGGCGAATGCCAGAAAACCAAACAGTTGATGAGCTACAAGCAAGTGCAAAAGAACGGGCGCAGAATAAAGTAGATTTTACTAGAAACAGTGTTGAAAAGAAACCACAGTTTAGAGCTACTACAAGTCACCATGACCTACCATACGACATTTCATTTGCTTACCCACGAGAGTTAGGGACGCATGTAGGGACGCTAGGACAAGCAACATCTATTGCTGTTCAAGGCGTAAACCCTTATAGCGATATAGGGCGATACTTAGATTCTCGTCTAGCGCCGACACAAAAAGCTGATGTAGATAGGTTTTTTTCTTCTCAAGAGATGGTTGAAATTAAAGACGTAGTAGATAAACCCATGAAAGCTTCAAGACCTTCTGCCATGAGTAAAGGTTATATCAATGTAAAGAACCCTTTAAAGATTGATTATGACGTTAAGGAATGGAGTGCTGAATATTTTTTAGTAGACCAAGGTCAGAAAATTTATGATTCAATTGTAAAACAAGCAGGTAATCTTGCCAGCCCTCAACTTAAAAAAGATTTTACAGATCTTATAAAAACTGCCCAAGAAATAACGGATACTGAATGGAAAAAAAGTTTAGGTTTAGATTCAGCAATGCGTATAAGCCTACAAAAAGTAGAACTAAATTTTAAATTTCAAAAACTTCTGCAGCGTAATGGCTTTGATTCTGTCCGATATAAGAATGAAGTTGAAGCATCTCTAAAGGGGGAGCCTAAGTATTCTTATATTCTTTTTAAACCTGAACAGTTCAAGTCTACAACCGCTAAGTCTTATGATAAGGGAGATCCACGTTTTACATTTAATGAGGGCGGTCCTGTAGAGCGTAGCGAAAGTGTAATACCATTAAACATTAAAGCTTTTATTGGGGATCTGTTAGGTTACGACACACCTATCACTGAAAAACATTTAGACGAAGAAGAATATCAAAGCCTAGTAGAAATTGCTCGTCGTGCTAAAGAAGCAGGAAAAAGCGCTATTGAATATTCAGACTATCAAACTCAATCAAAAGGTCAATCTCAGTATGCAGATGTTGGAGGCGGGGGCGGAAACCTTGATTTCTTTAAGAAAATATTTGATCCAAAGTATAGTTTAAAAACTACTTTAGGACAAGCTCAAATTGAAGAAGACAGTGAGGGAAATACAATTATTAAAGATCGTTATAATTTTAACAATGCTTCTGGTGATATGGACGCTATTGATTTTATAAAAGGCGTTAAAAGTGCAGGGACTAACATATACGCACAAGCAAGAAATGTAGCCACTGCGTTTGGAAGTGCGCCCGGAGAAGGCAGCGAGGTTAAAATTAATTTAGGAAGATTAGACTCTTAAGGAAAATAATAATGCAAAGACTTATAGAAACTCTTAAAAAACACGAAGGTGTTAAATACTATGTGTACAAAGACCATCTGGGTTATGAAACAATAGGCGTAGGACGCTGTATAAAGCGTGGTGTGGGCTTAGGACTAACACATGATGAAGTAGACTACCTCCTAATGAATGACGTACAGCGGTGCTTAGAAGAGCTTGACGGGGCGTTTGCTTGGTTCAAAGACTTGACTGAAGTTAGGCGGGAAGCAATGGTAAACTTGTGTTTTAATCTAGGGCTTACACGACTCAAAAAGTTTGAAAATGCTTTAGCAGCAATGTCAATCCACAATTACGAAGAAGCAGCAGATGAGTTTTTAGACAGTCGATGGGCTACACAAGTTGGTCAACGTGCAGTAGAGGTAACAGAAATGATTCGTACTGGAGATATGTATGACTAAGAAAAAAGATCCTAGACTAGAAAGAGCAGGAGTAAGTGGATATAACAAACCAAAGCGTACACCCAATCATAAAACAAAATCACATATCGTGGTGGCAAAAGAAGGCGATAAAATTAAAACAATTCGCTTTGGTCAGAAAGGTGCGAAGACTGCAGGCAAGCCAAAGGCAGGTGAGTCAGCCGCAATGAAAGCAAAAAGGAAGTCGTTCAAGGCTCGACACGCTAAGAACATAAAGAAGGGCAAAATGTCAGCGGCTTATTGGGCTGATAAGGCAAAATGGTGAAGACTATGAAAAATATATTTACAGCACATCCTAGTGCAGCTGATGAAACATACTTACAGCATTTAAAAAGGGCGGGCGTGTTCGCAGGTTGGATGCTTCTAGGAAGCCTTGCATGTCTAGTACATGCGGTATTCCCTTTTTTATTTACAGAAACTGCAAGTAAAATAGTTTCTAAACTATACATTAGTTACTAGGGGGAAACTTGGCCGCTAAAAAAACAAAGTCTAAAGTAAACGAGGCAGGTAATTATACTAAACCTACCATGCGTAAACGCCTCTTCAACAAAATAAAGGCAGGCTCTAAGGGTGGTAAAGCCGGTCAATGGTCAGCTCGCAAAGCTCAAATGCTTGCTAAAGAGTATAAAGCTGCCGGAGGCGGCTACAAATAGAACGCTGTTTGAGCCACAGTACTAAAAATAAAAGTATAAGCGCTGGTTGAAGCACTACAAAAATTAAAAGGTTAGCCAGCGCATAACCCATTCCCGTTACATCTCCTATTACTTGGAGAATGTACACACAATAGTTAAAGAGTTCATTTATCATGGCTTTAAAAAAATCCCAAAAATCGTTAAAGGCTTGGACAAAGCAAAAGTGGCGCACTAAGTCCGGTAAAAAATCCAGTGAAACAGGAGAGCGTTACCTCCCCGCTAAAGCTATCAAGTCTTTGTCAGCTAAAGAGTATGCTGCAACAACCAAAAAGAAAAGAGAAGATACAAAAAAGGGCAAGCAACACAGCAAACAGCCGAAGAAGGTTGCCCAGAAAACTAGGAAGTATAGATCTAAACGATCCTAGTATTTAGTGCGTTAAGCTCTTTTTCAAGATCTTCGTGTAAGCCAGCAAGCGTTTTGTAAGCTTCTTGAATAACAGTCTTTACAATTTGTTTTTCCTCCGTTGTTTTAAAGACTGTATCAATATCCTTAATTGGAAGCTGGCTTAACTCAGACATCATAACTCCTTTAGAGTTAAAAAATATTTTAAATCCAATAAGATTCCCATCAGACATCACGAGTCTCCATCTCAATCCTAACGATGTCTAACCCTTCAAGATAATCTTTAGACTCCATTAATAATTTTAGTTGAGACTCGATAGCTTCATAGAAAGCATCGTGGTCGTGAAAGGCCATTGGGTTACTTATAATAACCTCAACAGCCATCGCATGTTTCTTGATATCAGCTTCGTAGTAGCTACGCATAGTCTTTAGTATTTGATGTGGCTTCAGCATGATACCTCCTATATTTCACAGTTGTTGCCAACGCAAGCCAGTGTTTGTGAGCCTTCTGTCATGTCACTGTCTTCGACAATATCCCAAGACATTTCCGTAGGGAAATCAGAAGCAAAAGTCTTATACTCTTCTTCAGTAATTGGCTCATACGGTGCTTGTTGATAAGTATGCTCTGAGTAAGGGAGGAACGATACACCACTGATCTTATCGAACTTGTTATACAGCCACTGACCTACTTCGAGGAACTCATCATCACGATAGTAACACGTCATAGACGGCTTATGCTCGCACCAAAAGTCTTGATAAATCTCCCATAGTTCTAACTGCTCCATAGCACCCATCTCAGAGGCCACCACAGCCCCGTCAGGAGACTTTATAGGGAAGGAGAATACCTTGGTAGAGGGTGACATTACGTCGTCTTCTACGGGGATTCCAGCCTCTTCAAGGACGGTGCAGAGGGGGTCTCGTGAGTCCGCTCTAACTCGTCTAATGTATTGATCTGAGTATCGAGGGTGAATACCACTAGCAGAATCAACCAACTGGCTAACAGTACCGGAAGGCTTAACAGCAGTAATGGCAGTGCTAATATTAATATCAAGGCGTTTAGCCCACTCTGCGTTAGTTTTAACAGCTTCTTCTTTGAGTTCAGTGAGCCAAGTTTTAAGAACACCTTTATCTCTCCTTCCTGATAATGTTTTGTGGTCCATAATGCCTGTTAATGATACGCCCAACAACGCTTCTTCCTCTGTGTTCTTCTGCCACACTTTTCTCAGGTATCTAAAGTTGGTAAGGGTAGCTTGTAAAGTTCCAAGGATAGTCGCAACACGTACTTTTCGTTTGAGGTCTGACAAAGTATCGGTCGGCCTGACGACAACCTCTGACAAATTACAGAACTGATAGGGTCGGAGGATGATTTCTGAGCATGGATTAGTTCCAAAGTCATAGGTAGCATCTCGTCGCTCGTTTTTTGCAGCTTGCTTTTGACTTGCAACCCTAGAGAACATTCCTCGCTCTCCTGATCGTGATTCGTATAGGCTTGTCCACTCATTTAAAAATGCCTCGAAGTCTGGTTTCTCTGTATAACACGCACTGTTGTTGGCTAGTCCTCGCTGTGGGTTATCGTTCCACCACTGTCCTGACTTGGCCCGACGAATTCTGTCATCAGTGAGGTTAGAGAGACTGATGAGAGCACTTCGCCTAACTCCCCCGACGACAACGATTTGTGCAATCTTACAGCAGATATCGTGACATTCGATGGAGGAAAGTTTGCGTCCAGCAGCCTCCCTAAAGATTTCTGTGGTAAATTTAAAGAGATCAACAAGAGGCTCTGCACCAGACGCTCGACCTCCAAAAGTTTTAAGGGCTGCCCCTGCAGGTCGTATTCCACTGACGTCCCACTTTGGAAGTTGACCTGTATAGAGCAAGCTGACAAGTTCTCTGTAAGCTTTAGCCCATCCAATTTTAGAGTCGGCGACGTGTATAACGGTATCTGTTTCATGAAATTCTTCTGCTACCTCCGGTAATTTAGTTACATATTGTCGTTCTACGCTGAACCCAGCGCCTGTCCCACACATTAGGACATACATCATTTCATCAAATGCTTTCGGATGATCTATTGGCATGTAGCTACAGTTAAACCCTGCAACATTATCACGATCAAGAGCCTCACCAGCAGTCATCAAGGCTCTCATGCTTGGCATAACACCCATGTCATGAATGTCTGCAAAGATACCGTTGGCTTCTTCAAGTGTTAACTTACCCTTCTCAATCCAAAAGTTTAAATATCTGTCGATTGTTTCTTCCCAAGTCTCCCGTCGCTGTTCCTCTGGTAGGTAACGAGCGTATCGTGACTTGTGTATGTACTGTTGATATAAATCCATCATTGTTCCCTTAACTGTTGTCGTTGTGGTTTGCGTTTTGGTGGTGCTTCACCTTTTTGTTTAAACTTTTTCTTTCGGTTGAACTTATCAGATCGTTCTTGTTTTCGGTCTATCATAGTCCTTCTTCTTTATGTTTTATATTAATCCAATCATCGGGCAAAGTCTGTTCGCTGTACCACCTAAAGCCTCGTGAGGTTGCCCACTCACCGTGAGATCTTTTTGTTCCGTCTTTACGTCGCTTTGCCTGTGGCATCGGGGCGCTAGGATCAGAAAACAAGAAGACTAGCTCGTGGTTTTTAGGTAGTGACTTGCTTATCCAAACGTATTTAGAGTATTCGGGAGCGTCCCAAAACCTCCCCTTAGCTTCGAGAAGGATTGTCTTGCCTTTAATAACCTTAACGAAGTCTGCATGATACGTGTGATCTACAGTGTAGTCAACCTTTGTGGTGTGGATATCCCAGTTAGATAACGGTCCAGAGTGTAGTTTGTATTCCCACTGTGAGTCGTAACCGGGAGTCAAGTCTTTTTCTACAGGACGCACAACTCTTTTTTTACGATAACCTTTTCGTATCTTTGGTTGTTTATTCAATGTAATACCGCTCCTCTTTTTTCTATCTCTAGCTCAAGAGCAGTATGAAGATCATAAAGTGCTTCATCTTCAATGGTACTGACATCGTTGCCGCTAGTAAGGTGTGCAGCAAACCCAATGATAATTATTTCAAAAGGCACTAAAAGTCCCTGTTTATCATTTTCCATGTTTGCATCTCAGCCTTAATATCTTCTAAAGTAAATGAATTAATAGGCCTGTCAGGGTTAGCAACCACAAGACCCTTTAGCTTTTTGCGTACCCACCGTGGAGAAAAGGTACTAAGAAAAAACTTGTTGTTGGAAAACACATGCGTCTGATCGGGGAGAAGTTCTTTATAATTATTTAAAGTTATCATCTTGGCTTCTTCTTCAGAGACTAGTGTGTGCAACCAAGCAACAAGAATATGTGGAACTTGCTTGTTGATTTGTTTAATTATTTTTCTATTCATAGCAAGATCTCGTCAACTCGTGGAGGTGCCACGACTTTAGTAAAGTATGTTGGTCCGTTTGAATATGCGTATGCTTTAAGCCCCTCACCATTATTAGAGTCTGAGTAACATTCAAACTTGTAAGGGCAGTACGCACAACCAGAAGGAAGTTTCATGTTTCCTTTCTTACCTTCAGGTATAGGAGCATAACATCGTGAGGGTGGCGTGTCAACAGAAATCGCAGCTCTAACCTTCTTTATTTTGTCTTTTACATTCGGCTTCTCAAGATCGTCGGGACGATACAAACACAACTCACCGCTCTCTTTGTTGATAACAAGAAAGCCTCCTTCGTTTGTGTTCTCTGCCGTCTCATATCCTGAGAGCTGTGCTAGATATCCAAAGGGGTCGTTATCGGCCAGCGTACCATTCTTAAATTTGTTGAATGCAAACTTAGAAGCTGTCTTAACGTCCACTACCTCACCGTTAATCTTACAATCCATATGGCCTTTGATGCCAGACACGTCTATTTCTTTTTGTTCTGATGTAACCTCGTGTCCCGTCATGCGGACTAACATCAAGACAATCTCCTCTAGAAGATGTCCATAAAGAAATTTGATTTGTGTTGCACCGCTAATGGATCGAGCGGTAGAAGGCGTTTTACTTTCATACCACAACTGTCGTAGGGGTCTTCCGATGTTAGACATCCGCAGGGTAAACTCTGCTTGAGGATCTCTTGGTGTAGCCCAAGACAAGATGCTTTCTTTAATACGGACAAGAGTATCATCCAGCTCTGTCTCATCAATGTTAAGTGGCTCACCGGCTGACAAGCCTTCAAGCCTTCCATATATATCCTGTATTAATGTATCTAAAGTATTCATTCTGATTCCAATTTAACTTGATTTATAATATTACGAGCTTCTTCTGTTGAGCATTGAAACCACTCGTTTCTTTGTTCAAACCTTTTAGCTAAGATTGCATGTGCCTTAGCTTCTGAAGCTCGACGGTTACTAACTTTACAATAAGATACTAACTCAAAATCACGAAAAGGGCTAGAAGTTTGATAGTTTTTTAATCTATCTGTTGCATCTACAGCCATCCCAACCTTCACCCACCCCTCAAATGCAGGGTTGGTTATAACATAAACCTGTCCTTCATTGGACTCTTTGTAATTTTTTAGTGAGCTAAAGGCTGCAGCCTCAAAACTTTTATATCGTCCGGGCTTATGTAAGGGGTGTGAAGTAGGAATGTACTTACTGTCAACCCACATACGGTTTGTGTTCTTTTTCATGTGGCCTTTTAAGGTTCTTTTTGCACCGTCTTTCTGGCCGATGTAAAAATAATTTCCGTCTTCTTCAATAATATTTTTAAAATAATTCATTGTTGGTTCTTTAATATATTCTTCAGTGTGTTTCATACCAGTTGTTTCCGACATTATATTCTCCCGTTAAACTGCACTTTAAGTTAAAGTCATTACCGGCCTTCTCGATTGCAGCAATACCCAGCTCACCAACTCTATCTGCTACATCCTTGTGTGCTTCGATCTGCCACTCATCGTGGACGTTAGCTACAAAGTGTGCATCAAGATCCTTGATAGATTCTTGAAGGTTAATCACTGCTTGCTTCATAACAATAGCACCAGCACCTTGCAGCAAAGTATTTAACGCTGCGTGTTCCGACCGAACAAATAACTTACGTTTGTCCAGTCCCTTGAGGTATCCTCTTCGAGCCGCTCCCGCAACTCTGTCTTTAAGATTTTTAAATGCAGGGAGATTATCGAAGAAAGATTGTCTAAGTCTTCCACCATCTTTTGCGTCTCCTCCAACCACTGAACCAAGTTTAGCATCTCCTGCTCCGTACAAGAGTGCATAGATGAAAGTTTTTGCCTGAGGTCTTGATTCAAGTCCCGCAGCATTTTGATTTGCTGTGTGTATGTCTCCGTTGAGAAGTTCATAAGTAAAGCCCTCGTCGTTCATGTAGTGTGCTAACATTCTTAGTTCAAGTCCACTGGCATCAATACCTACCAAGCGATACCCGTCGTCTACAACCCAACACTGCCGACACTCTTTACCGTATGGGCTACTTGTACTTGGAACCTGTGCCATGTTAGGACTTCTGTGTGTCATCCGTCCTGTCACTGCACCATTAGTATTTACAAAACCGTGAATGCGTCCGTCGTCTCCAAGCTCTTTGAACCAAGAGTTTATTTGTGCAATACGCTTTTGAAGCATGAGATACTCAGCAATGATTGCAGCTTCAGGTATGTTTTTTACTTGCGATAAGACTTTCTCATCAACAATTGGCTGTCCCGTAGGCGTAAACTTTTTAGGCTTCCAGCCAAACTCCAAAAGATATTCTCCAATTTGTTTCCTAGAGCCAAGATTAAAAGGTTCAGAATCACAGCGAATAAGACGCTTGTCTGGATCTTTGCTCGCCTTCTCATACTCTTCATCAGATAGTCGGACCTTCCTTGTTTCTTTGTGGACTTGCGCCATCTTAGAAAGCTTACCTGCTTTGGTAAAAGTAGGGACAAGTTCCATAGATGTCTCACGGGGCTTGAATGTTTTATGTACTTCTTTTTCTGCTTGAGAAAGCTTGCCTGTCAGTTCCGCCAATAGCTCCATTGCATGTTGTTGATTCAGCTTGAAGCCTTTATCTCGCTGTGCATTTAAGATTCGATACACGTTATGTTCTAAAGCAACTGAGGCAGGACCAAAGCCCGGAAGCTCTGCCGTTGTTAGATGTCTATAAACTTTATAGTTGAGAGATACATCTTGCTTACAATACTTCATCATCTCTGGTGTATAGTATTCAAAGTTATCATATTCAATCTTGCGATGTCGTAGCCTGTATCCCCACCCCTCTAGAGCATGACCACCCTCACGAGCAGGATTGAACAGTCGAGAAAGAACAAGTGTATCTACAATTTTAATACTACCATCGTCCAGATTAACGCCTGTTAGTTTCTCGATGACGGGAATGTCATAACCAAGAATGTTGTGGCCGATAAGTTTGGTTGCATTTTGTAGAAGACTTATTCCTTTATCAATACATTCGGGACCATACTCGTAAAACTTTCCGGTCTCTGTATCCATAGCAACTATACAAAACATCTTGGTCGGCTTAAGGCCGTCTGCTTCTATATCAAAAACATAAGATGTCATATTTCATCTCCAAGTTCATCAATCATTGTATCAATATCTACTTCGTTGAGGCGTCCTGTTTCTTGGTCGTAGTGGAGGTGTGTGGCTAAACCAACGTCAC